TCGCGCTGTTCCTGGTTTTTGCCTTCCCAGCCATCAACGGGCGTCAAATTCAACTCGAAATCCCTCAGGATGCCCTGCATCTCTTCGATGCTGATCTGGTATTTGGCCCGATCGTGATACAGGTCTGCGAGTTCTTGGGCTAAAGTGATGTGGTTCATGGGTTCCCTTTCATGCTTTCGATAACTATCGTTAACTTAACCTTCAACCCAACTTATGGCCGGTCACTCCCCTAGCGCCGACATGAAACTTTTCGGGCATCGGAGCATCCGTTATCTGAAGGCTGCGTTGGTGCTTTTCGATAGCGCGGTTGCGGGCACCGGATACGATACAGCTCATGCACACGCCGTCTTTGGTGACGCTGACATTCGGTCGTTTGCAGATCGAGCACTTTCCGGTGCGCATTCCGTTTTTTTCGCTCTGCGGTTCCTGCGCCGGCTTACAACCTGGCAGGTTCTTGATGTAGTAGTGGTCCTGGCAAAATCCAGTGGTATTGTCGCTGCGCAGTTTCTTTCCGCATTTCTGGCATACTTTGCCGGTTGGGTGCGTGCGGCGATACTCTTCGGCGCAGGTGATTGAGCAATATTTGAGCGGCCTTTCACCGGTAGCATTCATCTCAGCTGGTTTGCCACAGTTACAGCATAGACCATCCTGGGTGAATCCTGGCGCTGGCCGTTTCGGTTTGGGTGCTGGTTTTGGCGTTGGGTCTGATACAGGTTCTGGTTGCGGCTCTGGCCCAGGCTCTACTTGCTCAGGCGATGGGAATAAGGCTTTGATAATGTTCGCCTGGCGCTCGCCTTCTGCGCAGATGCGCAGGGCAGGCTGTGTAGTAATACCGCCATCGAAGATATCATTGGCGTTTTCGATTGCGCGCTGCGCAAGCTCCATTTGACGATCGGTTTCAAAAATTACGGTGATTGTATACATAGTAGCCTCACAGTGGTGAAGGTATAACCAATCTCAGTGTCTAAGGTTAGGGTTGCAAATCGGGCAAAGCTGCCGGGCGGATTTATAGTGCTTCTTGAGATGGCTCTCGTAGCTACGGTCTTCGCTCTCCCAAGTGCGGGCAACTTTGAACCCAATCCCTTGACGTTTGAAAGCAGCGACGATCGGAGCGCTTTTGCCGCTGCGGTGCTGAGCCAGGCGCTTTTTTAGATCTACGGTAGAGCCGATGTAGTGCTGGGCCTGGCCGCGCGGATTATTCAAGTTGCCGATGGGACGTTGGAAATGTAAAAGGTAGATTGTGATCATGGCTCCCCCATCGCAGTCAGTTGGATGCTGAGCAGCTCAGCGCCGTATGCGGCAGTGGCATTGGCCGAGCGGGTTGCAATTCCGCTCGGTGAAATAACACCATGGTCTGAGAAGCGAGCAATGGCAAACAGGAGCAAGAGGGTGATCAAGATCAGGATAAGCATTGGATTTTTGCGTTTCATGGCTTCTCTCTTACGCCAGGCTGCCCCCTCAGCCTGGCGACTTAGCATCTGGTTAGAAGAGCGTTTCCTGAGTTTCCTCTTCGAGCGGCAGTTCGGCCTGGCCTTCGGCTCGCATGGCTTCAGCGTAGATCGCTTGAGCTTCTCGGATACTCATAGCATCGGGGGCCCAAGCACCGGAGCCATCGGGCAGCGGCTTTGCGTTGATCCATTGATAGACAACATAAGCTTGCTCGTCTGTCAGATCGTTGGTGCTCTCATGACCAAAGAGCCAGAAGAGAACGGTGTGACGCTTGTCTTCACTGGCAGGATCACCGGCAAAGCATAGTTCCAGGTTCGGCGCTACCATTTTGCGAAGCTCTGGCTTGAGTTTCAGCACCTTGTTTTTCTTGGCTGCATCGCTGATGATCTCGTTCAGGCGAGCCTTTACTCCTTCGGGAGATTTTGGGCGATCGCCATTCGCTTTGGCAGGTGGCGGGTTTGTGGTAGTCGCAGTGGTGGTATTTGCCTCAGGTTGATCTTCGGTGTCGTTTGCTTCATATCCGTGCGTGGCGAGACCAGAATCGCCATATCCTGACTCTTCCTCCGGTTCGTCATCGGGGCCGATCACGTTGGAGGGCAGCGCCAAGGCGGTGGGAGCAGGCAGCATTGCACCTGGTTGGATCTTATCGAGCAGGGCAAATTGCGCCTCGCCCCAATCCTTGCGCACATCCAAATTGATGATCCATCGTTCCTCCATATGCTTGCGTCCCTTGATGGATACACTCACTTGCTCAGGACGTCGAGAGATGATCAAAGGAACCATTGGAAGAGTCATACCGACCCGCTCAGATATCTCTTTGATTGCCGCAAGCTGGCTCTCGATTTTCGAGCAGTCGTACCAGCCGTGAGTGATCAAAACCATATAACCGATCGCCTGAAGTTCAGGGATCATCACGGAAAGCTTGCCTTCCGGGCGGGCGAATACTTCAACATCTTCACCTTTTCTGTTGCGGTAGGAGTAAATCGGGATCGTTGGGTCAAACGGCATGGTTTTGCCATCTTTGGTTAGGCCGTCCTTGACAATAAGTTCACCGGTTTTGTTGCTGCGCAGATAGTGCCAATGCCAGCCCTCAAGACCGGGTAAGAGGCCGGCTTTGCCGAGCATGCCGGATGTGTTGTAGACCGTAAACCAGTTACTCCAAACTCGCTCGATTTCATTGAAGGCCAGGCGCACATTGATGCTTTGCGGGTAAATCGTCTTATATTCTTCAAGGAAACGAGCCAGGGCATTCGGCTCATCTGGTCTAAAGTCCATGCGAAAGGTGTGCAGATCCTGGAGGCCCTGCGATTTCGGGATGCCTTTGCGGATGCGGCCCAACTCTTTGAATGCGGGGGTAATTGTTTGAAAGATACTCATGGCATATATCCTAATTCTGCGAGTAAATCAGCCTCGCTATGCTTTTCTTGGACAGGCAGGATGTCTGCCAGGGCTGGGTTGTTGATCACGTCGCGGTAGTCTGCCAGGGCCTTCTGTTCGATGAGTTCAGCGGTGCGTTTCGAGATGTGCGCACCGTGCCAAGCGTCGGCGCAGTTGGGGCACAAGGCATACCATTTGCGTTCGGGGGCGGGGTATTTGACCAGGTGGCCATAGCAGCGAGCACAGCAGCGAAAAAGGATAATGCGGCCGATGTGCTCATCAGTGTAGATGGGCAGGTCTTTGGGTGCATCAAGATCATCAAACTGAGCGGCAAAGTCCGCCGCCTCCTGCAGCTCGTCTTCGGTCGCCAGGCCTAAGCGCCAGCGATCAGCAAGCTCCAGGTATTCGGCCTCGGCCTGTTCTTGCATGGCCCTTATTTGACTTGGTGTTGGTTGCATTGCTTTATCTCCTGTGGTAGAATGGAGAAGTTCTAGCGATCACAGCTGAACTTCTGTGAAACTCCAGTTGGCGACTGGAGTTTTGCGTTTATACGGATACTGCCTCTTCTGTGAGCTGCAGGATCGTTCCTGTGGTTTTGATGTCCAGCTCGATGTTCCACAGCGTGAAGCGGGCCATGCCATAGACCTGTTTCCAGGAAAAATCCGGGAAGATTTGCCAGATGGCGCGCCCGAGGCTGACAGCTTTGGCGATGCGATCGTCGTTCCTGTCGTTATCGTTCAGCACGGCTACGCCAGCATAGGTTGTCTTGGGGCCTTGGAGCAAACGAACTACACAAGTGGTGACAAACTGGTTTGGGTATTTGCTGGTGTTACGGGGATCGATCACAAGCAGGTTTGTGCCAAACGAGATGGCGACTTGCATGCTTTGGGAAAGATTTACTACTATGGGGATTTTGGTACTGATCATGGCTTCTCCTTTTCTAATTGGGTTCTGACTTCTGACTTGTAGGTTGTTGGTACTCTGTCCAGGTCACGCCCGGCTGATATGATTTCGACTTTGACCAGAGCGGCCCTGTGCGATATTTTTGGGTCTGAGCTGTTTACTAGTGGATCAATCAAATGTTCTGCATGAGCAAGGCACATCCTGGCGCTGTCCACCAGCTCAGACGTTCCTTTCGGCATGATGATGCGCTTGCTCATCGCTGCAGATCTTTCATCCGCTGGATATATTCAAGATCGAGTCTCTTGTTTTCTTCGGCATCCTCCTTCTGTCTGCGTTCATTGCGCTTGCGCTCACCGTAGATCATCGGAACACCTGATGCAATGAAGCACGCAGCTACAATCAGGGCCTGGACAATCCCGATCAGCAGCGCCGCACCAACCAAGGTGAAACCGACGCCCCTGACTACTAACCAGGCCGTGCCTCCCTCATGTTTTTCTTTCAGCGAATCCACCCAGGCGTTGTATCCCCAGGCTGCAGCGAACAATCCAACCAGGACTGCGACCAACAGCCACCAATCAAGCGCCAAAGTGATCTCGATCACGATTGCACCTGCGGCTGCGTGTTATCCTGAAGACATGCCACAGGAACGTTCTCCACCACTTCATAAGCCATAATGGCCTCGTACAACTCGCGCCACGTCCGCTCATCTGGGCCGGCATCGATCCATTGGCAATAGGCTTCATAGCCGATCTTTTCCACCAGTTCTTTGGCTGCGGCCATTGCTCTGTTGTGCCAGTATTTTGAATTGGGCGGGAAATCGTCTGGTTCGTACTGAATCAGCGGACGGTAGGTTATTCGCCCCCCTGCCGTGCGCCCTCGACGATCACAGTTGATGATCATTGACCACCTTCTTTCTGTTGTGTGACAACATCTTCTGCTGGCTTGACGTGAAGCATTTCTGCCAGAAGCGGGTAACGCTCAGGATGGGCATTCACCTGCTTGATGATGATCCTTGCCCAGATAAACAGGGTCGGATCAATCGGTTGCTGTACTTGCTTTGAAATGGGATGCGCGGTAGTAAGCATGGCATTTACTCGCAAACGGTCAGGCAGACGTACCCGACAGATACTCGTAATCGTCCTGGCACATTGGAGCGTCTGGGTCGTAATCGACGCCCGCAAGGGGCTTGCGCCCATTGTCGGCTTCAAACGAGTTCTGTTTGGATGCTCCCAGTACTGGTTCGTTTTCTAATTGAGAAATGAACACAGCTGGGGCAATTTCCTTGACGGCGTCTGCCCCGTAAGTGACCAGCAAGCGGCCTAAGGTCTCGTGCGTGATATTGCGACTTCCGTTTACCAGTCCCCAAGCATGCACGTAGGTATAGCCAGTCTTCCGGGCAAACTCTGTGATAGAAATATCCCGGCGCTTCAGCCAGGTCTTGAGAAGTTCGTGATCAAGGGATACATTCATTCTTGCTCCTGAATTCGGGCGTGTTGCCCGGGGTAACATGTGGCTGCTATATATAGAAACCATTTTGGTTTCTATAAACGCCATAATAACACACGTGTATAGTCTTGTCAATATATTGAAACCATATTGGTTTCCTAAAATAGCACCAAAACGGTTAAAGTATGTACATGCCTGGTATTGCCCCCGAAGCTTTTGTGAAATGGCTCAATGAGCAAATGGAGAAAAAGGGTTGGACTGTGCGTGAGACAGCCAGAAGAGCAGAGATAGTTTCACAAAAACGAACTAAGGTGCTATAATTGAATACATGAGATCTACAGGTCCACTTCATGTCGGATATCCCCTACTGGAAAACTGGTTGAAGGTAGTTGATCCTTCGCGGCCCGTTTATGGTGAGCTGATCACCGAACCAGGTAAACCAGACAGTTTGGGAATGCGCACTGATACCCTGACCGTTTTGGTGGCTCAACCTGAGCAAAATGTGGTTCATTATTGCCGGATAGCCGTAGGGGCCGTGAGATGGCTCGATGGCCAGCCTTTTGATGTCGACCATGAGCAACGCCAGGCATTGGCTCAGCAGGCCTGGGAGATCATCAAGGAATGGCTGAACGAGCAAGGATTGCAAATTCGACATGGGGTAATCGATGGGACGCCAGGCCTAAAAGTGGAGGGAGCAACCGGCTTTCTGGAGTTCGACAACGGAAAACAGGCGTATATCCGAAAGTCAGTTCAGTAGTATGATTCTGGTTGCCCCGGGCTCGACCTGCCCCCCTCAGGCCGGGTGGGGGCAGCCCCGGAATACTTTAATTTTTGAGGAAAGGGGCGGCGTAGGACTGGGCAACGATTGCGGAAACGCCGCAATCCGCTGACTGTTGGAAAGACAACCACCCAGTGCCGCCCCGAGAAATTATCCCCCTGCTAACCGGCAGGGGGATTGTTTTGCGTACAAACGTTGATATAATTGAGTAAGCGGGGAAAATAAAATACAGTCAAGATCGAAACGGCAAAAGGAGATTAACTATGAAGAAGTGTCCTTACTGCGCAGAAGAAATTAAAGATGAAGCGATAGTATGTAAGCACTGTGGGCGCGACCTGATACCTCAGTATCGGCCTTCCACAGAGAAATTTAATCCGGAATCTAAAAAATCAAACCGGGGGGCAGTTGTTCTTTTGCTGGTGCTTTCGATCGTGATTCTGCTTATATTTGCGACGAGCCTCGGGGATAAGAAGAGCAGCGGCGGTACTCAAAAGTCAGTGCCTAAAAGTTATACAGTGATCTACAAAGTGACTGGTACAGGGTCGTCTGCCTCGCTGACATATGAAAACGATATGGGAAACACCGAACAGAAAGACGTAAGACTGCCCTGGGAGGAACGCTTTATAGGTTCGTCAGACCAATTCCTATATGTTTCTGCGCAGAATGACAGCTCACTCAGTTACAGCAAGATCACCTGTGAGATTTGGATAAACAATGTTTTAGAAGAAACTGCGACTTCTGAGGGCGCTTATAAGATTGCATCTTGCAGCATGCGCCTGCCTTAACTTAGCATAATCTTTTTTGGGGCTGAAGGCGGCTGGATGTTGGAGATCATCAGGCGGAAAGTAGATGAGCCAGCATAAAAGTTTTGCGTGCAAAACTCTTTCAGTGTATAATAGCTCATACGTTCGATGGATGAGCTACGAAATAAGAACTGGCTGAAATGTTTGAAGTGCAAGGGCCGGCTGGCAAAGGTCGAGATCCGAAACGGGCACACGACGATCGAAGTGGCTGTATTCGGTTTCCTGGCCTGGCTTGAGCGAGCCGAGATCGTTTGCCCGCATTGCGGCGAAGTACGCCGGTTCACGTCGGCGCCGGTTGAGCGAGGGAAAAAACAACCAGCAGACGTGACATTTATCACTTCCCCATTGGCTGTTAACACAAACCAGTCGATTGTCAACATAAACCAGTTGACTTAAAGTAATAAAGTCAGTACAATAATTCATAGAACGGAAGTACTAGACAGCGTTAGTTGTCGCTTCCGGTCCGGCCAGGTTGCGCCTGGCGTCTCAGCGCTCGAAGAGCGCGGACGCCGGGCGTTTTTGTTTAACCAAAAGAGGAGGTTCGTATGGACGCAGTAGTCAATGGCATTCCGCTGATCGTGGCGATTTTGGGGTTAGTCGAGTTCGCCAAGCGCCTGGGTGTGAAAGAAAAAGGCAGCCTGATCTTGTCGATGTGTTTGGGGCTGGTTTTAGGGATTCTGTACCAGCTTTCACTGGTGATGCCAGCTAACCTATCAGGATGGCTGAGCGCGGTAGTGTACGGCCTGGCGTTGGGCCTGGCGGCCAGTGGATTGTACGATTATAGTAAGCAATTTCGCAGCACTCCACAATGACCTGGGAATAGCAATGATAGACACCACGGCCCTCGTTGCCGTCATTACAGCTACTGCGCTGCTATCGGGCGCATTCGTCCAGTTTTTACAATGGGCAATATCGAAACGGAAAGCCGGATCAGAGGTACGCAAAGTTGATGCGGAAGCATCGAAGGCCAGTGCAGAAGCATCGGACGTTATTCAAGAAGCTGCCAGAGCGCTCATCGAACCGCTCACAAAACAGATTTCTAAGCTCGAGGGCCAGGTGTGTGAACTAGATAATAAAGTTGAAACCGCTAACCGGAAAATCGCCGTGCTAGAAACCGAGAATAACGACCTTCGAGAAGAGAACGGCGATTTGCGTGACTGGGCAGAGCGGTTGGTGCACCAGGTAAAAAGCATGGGCGGCCAGGAGCCAGTGAAAATCAGGCAGCGGAGTAACCGAAAGGCGGAGGCAAGCGCATGAGCATAGGCCATAAGTGTCTAGCAATTCTGGTTGTCTTCGCGCTTACGCTCATCTTGCTTATCTCGCCACGGCGGACTTTCGGAACGTATGGCTGCGCGCTATGCCCCGATTGGAGGATATCGAAATGAGCGAGACATTACCCGGCCCTGTAGCCTGGCTAAGGGTTGCGCCAGTGGAAACCAAGCCTGTCAGGATTGATCTTCCGGATGGCATCAGCATTCTGGGTTGCCAGGATGCTTTTGACGGTTATAAGGATCTGCTTATCTGGCATAAAGATTTGCCGGAAGTTCCTGCCGGCGGTGTGATTCCGCTCGTACGACTCCGCTGGATACAGCAAGAGCCGATCCCAATTTGGGAGCCAATCAGCACGATGGAGGATGTGTGATCACCTCAGACCCGCAAAATGCACGCCGGCACCCTGATAGAAATAAAGCCGTCATTCGCCAATCCCTGGAGGAAGTCGGTCCATTCCGTTCTATCGCCGTAGACGGAGACGATATCATTCGAGCCGGAAACGGCGTATTCGAGCAGGCCCAGGAGCTGGGATTGAAAGTGCGCATCGTCGATGCATCTCCCGACGAGCTGATCGCCGTCAGGCGCCCAGATCTGCGCGGCGAGGCAGCCGTACGAGCTGCGATCCTGGACAATCGCGCCGGCGAATTGGCCGAATGGGATGGCAGCGTATTGGCGATGCTGAAAGAGACTGCTCCCGAGGCTCTTGAAGGGATGTGGGAAGACAAGGAATGGCAGAAGCTGCTGCGTGAGCTCAATACCACGCCGGATGGCGGCGCAGAAGACCAAGGCGCCCAGGAAGACAAGGCGGAGGAGCTGCGCATCAAGTGGAATGTCTCGCCCGGGCAAATCTGGGAAATTCCCAGCCGGACCACACCGGAGAGATCGCATCGCCTCATGTGCGGGGACAGCACGAACCCGGACGATGTGACTCGCTTGATGAAAGGCGAGCGTGCAACGCTTTTTTCGACCGACCCGCCCTATCTGGTGAACTACACTGGCACAAATCACCCTTACGCACCGGATAAGAAAGATACCAATAAGGACTGGTCTCAGGTTTACAAAGACTGGGACAATGCAGAGCAAGGTGTCGAGCTCTACGACGGCTTTGTCGAGGCGGCGCTGGCCGGGGCGATCACGGAGGATGCAGCCTGGTACTGCTGGCATGCATCGCGCAATCAATCGATGCTCGAGGATGTTTGGGAGCGGCACGGGGCGTTCGTTCACCAACAGATCATATGGGTCAAAGACCGGGGCATCCTGACCCGCTCCTGGTACATGTGGCAGCATGAACCATGCTTCTTTGGGTGGCTGAAGGGGAAGAAGCCGCGCCGGATGACCGAAGAATTCTTGACTTCGGTCTGGCAGTTCAAATCCCCACTGGGAAACGAGCGGGTAGAACACCCGACGCAGAAGCCGGTCGAGGTATTCACGATCCCATTGTTGCAGCATACGCTGCCGGGCGATCTATGTTATGAGCCGTTTTCGGGGAGTGGGACGCAGCTGGTTGCTGCGGAAGAGACAGGGCGGATTTGTTACGCTATGGACAAAGCGCCCCAGTTCGTGGCTGTGGCGCTGGAGAGGCTCGCAAATATGCAATTGGAGCCAAGGCTGGTGGAATGATGCTTTGTGCGATGGGTTATTGCCCGCCCTCCAGGAATTCTGCCAGATCGAATTCTTTCGGCTCGATCAGTTCCACCAGGAACTTGGAGCGCTGTGTGTTCAATGGCCGGATGATCATCGCCTCGTCGCCATTTTCCAGGGTGATTATGCAGCCGGCATAAAGCGAGTGCTTAAGATGTCTGTAATGCTTGATCTCAGTTCTGTCGATTTGTTTGGTGTTCATGATTTACTCCTCGTTGTTCAGAAAAGCGAGTGTTTCGCTCAGCAACTCGATGATGTGGGTCAGGTCGCCAACGTTGGCCCAATTCGGATTCTTGATCTTTTTGTAATCGACCAATTTTGCTTTGACCTGTTTGATCATTTCTTCGCTGGTTTCAAGCGCCAGGTTGTGCGCTTCCTGTGCCGTCTTCTTGCTGTTGATCTGCTGGTAGATGTTCATCGTTATTTTCCTTTCTTCTTGGTGAAGTTACTTCCATATTACGTGGAACTCACCGGAAGTCAAGGTAAGGGGCAATAGATGTGGCAGGTTTTTTATTCGATCCCGAAAACCCTCTGGAGCGCTGCAAAAGCGAAAGTTTGCGCGCAAATCAGGCGCTGCGGGATTACGCCTTCAAAGGGCCCGGGCGCAGCCTGCGCAAGCTTTTGGAGCAATACCGCCTACAAACCGCCTACAAAGCGCCTACAGAAAAAAGCGGCCTTCATCCACCTGGCCCACCAACACCCGATCCACCAACGACCAGACTCAAAACCTTGTCAGACTGGTCGATCAAATACCAGTGGCAGGAGCGAATATCGACCTGGGAGTCGCTCCTGGCTGGAGAGGATCAGCACGAGTGGGCCAGGCGGATGGCCGAGCACAGGCAGGGCGAATGGGAACTGCGTTCCGATCTTTTCGACCTGGCTAAAGCCATTATCGCTGAGGGTCCGAAATTCCTGCAGACCCGGCGCCGAGTGCTAAAAGATGGAACAGAGATCGTTACCATGGCGCTGGATGGTCATTTGCTAATCAAGGCTATCGATATGTTATCGAGATTGGGCAGATTATCGACCGGCATGGAGACCGAGCGGCAGAAGCACGAGCATACCGGAAAGGACGGCGAGCCGCTGATCAACCTGGATGAATGGCTAAAAATTGCCAGAGAAAACGCCAGGCAATTCGGCGATGAGACAGGTGAATAGATGTGGCAGCGAAAACGGTCAAGGCGCAGTTTGCAAGAGACTTCGTCAATCTCCAGGATGCGGCGCAAGTAGAGGACGCAGTCTGGGAAGATTTTCAAATATCGCACCTTAATAACTCAGGTCGTTTCGACATCACGCTCAAGAGCCGGCAGGTAGCCTGGAGCTTCACTGCGGCATTGGATGCAATGGTAGATGCGATCATCAACCCAGGGACGCCGCACCTGTTCGTCTCGATCAACCTGGATGAGGCGGCGGAAAAGAAACGCTATGCGAAAGCAATCTGGGAGGCGACCCGGCCAGATGTGCGGCCGGAGATCAAGGCGGATAGCGTTTATCACCTGGAATTCGAGAATGGCAGCCGGCTAATCAGTCACCCATGCCGGCCGGTGCGTGGCAAGGCGCGGGCCAGGATTTACCTGGATGAGATGGCGCATTACCCGCATGGCCTGGATAGGCTGATCTACCAGGCGGCCCTGCCGGCGACGGTGCGAGGCGATGGATACGTTCGTATTGGCTCAAGCCCCATGGGAGCGCGAGGCCTATTCTGGGAAATCTACGAACAGAGCCTGAGAGCCTGGCCGGGGTTTGTGCGGCATCTCGTTCCCTGGTGGACCGTACACTCGCTATGCAAAGACGTGGCCATGGCTGCCCAGATCGCTCAGGAGATGACCACAGAGGAGCGTGTACGGGCATTCGGCACGAATGCGCTGCTGGAGATCTTCGAGAACATGTTCCTGGAAGATTTCCAGCAAGAGTACGAGTGCGCCTGGCTGGACGAAACGGTAAGCTGGATATCCTGGGAGGTGATCCAACGCAATCAGAAGCCGGATTTATTGTGGTGGCATGCCAGGAGCGTAGATGAGGCGCTGGCAATGCTGCCTGAAATCCATGATGCAATCCGGGCCGGCCAGATCGAGGCGGCGCTGGCTGGCGGGATCGACGTGGGGCGCAAGCGGGACCTGACCGAGTTCGTGGCGCTGGGCAAGAGCACCACGGGGCAGCTTCCACTCAGGATCAGCGTATCGCTGGACCGGGTGCCCTACGACGACCAGCAGCGTTGTTTCGTTGAGTTGATCAATCGGCTGACATTTACGAAAGTTCTGGTTGATCAGAACGGAATCGGAGCGCAGCTGGCCGAGAATCTGCACCGGCTGACCGGTGGAAAGGCCGAGGGCGTGGATTTCACTAACCCATCGAAAGAGGTCTGGGCAGTCGAGGCCAGGGTGCAGGCCGAGAGAGGCAACACCCCGCTGCCGTTGGATCGAGACCTGACGTACCAAATACATTCGATCAAGCGCAGCGTTTCACCTAGCAAGAAGAACACTTTCGACAATGACAGAAATGAGAAACACCACGCAGATAAGTTCTGGGCATGGGCATTGGCAGTTTCAGCAGTGAACACCGGCCTGGCGAGTTGGGATGATGTGGAAGACCTGGGGCACGTAGAAGACTACGTTAGCCGGTGGGCTTAGCCCAATGGCATCAAGAAAGGCAGTGAAGAATGGCAGATAGATTTGAAGAGATCGGATCGAGCGGTTTGCAGCAGTACGCCGGCATTATCGCCGAGGCGTACAATAAAAAGCTGGAATGGCCCGAGGTGGCCAGCGAATATAACCGCATGTGGCGCAGCGATTCGGAAGTGGCTATAGGGAGGAATGTACTGCAGGCATTTGCATCGCGGGTGTCAATATCATTTGTTTTGCCAGAACAGGAAGGTAAACCAACGGATGACGACCAGCGAGCGGTGGAATTTGCCAACCAGGTGCTCAGCGATCTGGATGGCGGTATCACTTCCTGGCTCAGCTCGTGTCTGGCTCGAGTGCCATTCTATGGCTGGGGATGGTGGGCAGCGCCGGCTTGCTTGCGCAAAGAGGGCTGGAAGGCGCCAGATGATGATTGGCGCTCGAATTATAACGACGGATTGATCGGTTTCAGGCGTCTGGCATTCCGGCAATATAAGTCGTTCTACAGTTGGGAATGGGATGAGTCTAACCGTCGGATTCTGGGAATGAACCAGCTTGACGTGTACAACCCCACGGGCGGGGTGGTGTTGATCCCAAAAGATCGTAGTCTGCACATTATTTTCGGAGACCGTGAAAACCCCGAGGGTCTGGCGACGTTGGAGCCCATGTGGCGGTTGGAGAGACTCAAATATGGCCTGGAGGTGATTTTAGGAATTGGAAGCGAGCACACCGCCGGCTTCCTGAACGTCACATCCGATAGGGCTGAACTCAACAGCACAGACCACGCTGCAATCCGCAAAGCCGCCCATGCTATTATGAGCGCGCAGGAGGGCAATTACGCAGCCTGGCCGCAAGGCATCAAGGGGGAATTGACCGACGTGCCTTTTGCGGCGGGCACTGTCATCCTGGACGCTATCCGATATTACGGCATCCTGAAGCTGGCGTTGCTGACTATGCAATGGATGGCATTAGGCACGATGAGTCCGTATGGGAGTTATTCGGCATCGAACGACGCATCGAACTTCTTTATCTCGCTGTTCAATGCGATGGTGGGCGGGATCGTCAAACAGGCAGACGAGCAAATCGGCAAGCGGCTGTTCGATTATCCAATCAACCAGGCGGCATTCCCAGGGATGACCAGGCGTCCGATCCTGCAGGCGACTCCGGTGCAAAAAGATATCCCGCTGGCCGAGATGGGGGGATTCCTGACGGCAGTCAGCGCAATCATGCGATTTGGCGATGATGACCTGATTGCTATCCGGCGCAAGAGCGAGTTTCTGCCAGAACAGCTACCCGAAGAGCCGGCCGAGGCGCCGCAGGCTGAGCAAAAGCCTGGATCGACTCCGGCGCAGGCGGCTACAGAACAGCCGGGGGGCGATCTTCCGACGCCGGAAGATGAGCCGGGGAGCGCAGATCCGGGAGAAATGGCGCTGCATTCCGGAGCGATGTTGGCATTCTATCTCCCGCAGGAGTACGCGAAAAAACTACAACAGGCGGTGAAGGCTGCTCTTCCAGAAGGAGCAAAGGGCATCGATGCGAAGGAGATGCACATCACCCTGGCGTACCTGGGCGAAGTGCAGCAGCTCGGCGAGAAAACCAGAGAAACAGTGCGCCAGATCACCCAGCAGATCGCCGGCGTCTACCTGCCGCTGAAGGGCAAAGTCGAAGGGGCTGGCCGCTTCAAAAAGCAGGAGGAAGGCGACCACACGAATGCGTTCTGGGCGCAGCCAGACATTCCGGGAATCCAGGAATTCAGGATGCGCCTGGCGGTCGCACTGCAGCAGGCGGGTGTGAAGCTGGGCAACAGTTACAGCTACCAACCGCATATCACGCTGGCTTACCTGCCGAAGGAGGCGCCGACGCCGGCATTTGAGATCCCGGACGGTGAGTTCGAATTGGGTGAGATTGTGCTGGCGTGGAGCGACGACGTTGAGGCTTTCACTCTAAGCGGCTCGCAGCAGGCAGAGCTGGCGCAGCGCCCATTCGTCGTTCCGGAGGATGAGCTGCCGACAGACGTGATGCACGAGGCTGACACGGTTTACGATGATGCGGCCAAAGCAGTGCGCAGGTTCAAACGCTGGGCTGAGGAGAATGATCCCGAGATGGCAAGTATATTGGATGCGAAGGCAATCGAAGAAGATGCAGACAATAGCTGACCTGCTAACTGCTCGCATCGTCGACCTGGCTAAGCGCCGGGGCTTTGCCTGGGATGGCGGCATTGCCCGCTATCGCAATCTGGAGAACGGACGGTTGGTTGGCGAAGGCCAGGTACGTGAGTTGGGCCAGGCGTGGCTGGATCGATTGGTCGAGCGGAACATCCGGGATATAACCCAGCGTATGATCGACGGTAAAAAGACGCTGGGAGATTGGCAGCGAGACATGGCCAGGGAGATCAAGGACGCCGCCATTGTCGAGGCTTCCTTGGGTCGCGGCGGACGTAACCAGATGGAGCCGAGCGACTGGGGCCGGGTGGGTGCACGCTTGCGCGAGCAGTACCGTCATTTGAATGATTTTGCTGCAGAGATCAAGGCCGGCTTGCTCAGCGACGCCGAGATCATGCGACGGGCGCAGATGTATGCCCAGAGCGCCCGCACCAGCTATTTCGATGGCTTGACCAGCGGAAAGACGGCGGCAGGGTTTAGCGAAGAGATGAGAGTCCTGGGGCCGGCTGAGCATTGTGGAGATTGTCCTCCACTGGCTGGGTACTGGGCGCCAATTGGAAGCTTGCCTGCGATTGGGGCTACACAATGTTTGACTAATTGTCGGTGTTATAAGCGCTACCGCAAGACAGTCATCGACGAACAGGGCAACGTGAGTTACATCGAGGCATAGAATAGAATGGATATTGACACATCGCATATTAGAGATGCTCTGAAGCGCTTCGGCGTAGACGAAAACTGGGACATATACACGAAGCCGGATGACAAAAAAGAACTCGAAGAGACGGTCTATATGGAATGCACGCCGGATAGCGCTTATCTGAATGCAACGATCATCATTGGCAATGTTCCCGAAGGCGAAGTGCGATGCTCTTTTTATCATGAAGCCGCTCATATTGCGCTCTGCGAAATGACCGAACTTGCTGAGGAAATCTACAAAGAGAAACGCAAGGCTGTGCGGCGAGTACTGTGGATTCAGTACCGGAATGCAGTAGAGCGCGTTTGCCAACGCCTTGCACGTGCGGCAGAACGTGAGATTACCACGAAAGAGGCTGGATGAGCGACGAGCCTGTTTGCGCGCAAAACAATCCACAGCCAGAACCACTAGAAAGACTGGAGCGTCCTGTCATCAATGGCGTTACCCGCCAGGCTGAAAGTATGGCGCGCATTTTAGACCGCCTTCCGCCTGGTACTTATGTAGTAGAATTAGAGAAATCAACGCGGCTTGAAACGTGGCGAGCTGTTGTGACAGACCTGGATGGGCAATTGGTGAGAAGCGTAGAGCTAGAGAGATGAGCGAAATCGCCGAGGTGAAAAGATGGGCAAAAAAGTCCATATGAATGCAGTGCCTGTTCCGCCCGTGAAGGTAGTCATCGAAGACGAGGATGGGAATATACTGTATGAGTGCACTGTGGACGAGTGGATGAAAGAAGTCACAGAAGAGATGGAAAAAGGGCGCAGGCCGACTTTTTGAAAAAAGAGCGAGTAAAACATGATGCTTGATTTTGTCGAACATTTGCGCTATAATTAGATCAACTGAATAAGAAGTTCCCATACGTCCTTGCGAAAGCTGGCCTCGTATTTATGAGGCCAGCTTTTTTTGTTTCTACCGGAGGTGCTATGCCATACAGCGGAATAAACGATGAGACTTTGCCGGATCAAGTGAAAGAGATGCCGGAGAAGGTCCGTACAGCCTGGATCAAGACGTTCAACTCGATGCACGAAAAGTGCATGGCCGAGAAAGGCGAAGACTGCGAGGGGAAGGCGATGGCCGGGGCAAATGCGGTAGCAAAGCGCATGATGGACTCCGACGGCGGCGAAATGGAAGGTGAGCTGCAACTTGCGCCAGTCGAGCTTTCCAACGATGCGTTGACCGAAGGGCGATTGTTCGACGGCCTGGCGGCAGGAGAGTTCATCGATATGCTGGGGCGCAAGGCGGCATTCAAGGCAGCTGAGCTGGGCGAGTTTCTCAAGAATACTCTGGCAGCCATTGAAGCAACCCGCGCCGAAAGTGGGGAGATCGTAGGCCTGCCTATCGACGCCAGGGGGCACGAGAGGGGCGATGCAGCCGGCTGGATCGTGGGCGCTGAGCTCGAGGGGGAACGCATCCGGCTCAAGCCGCGCTGGACGGTGATCGGCGTCGAGCTGATCAGCAAGAGCATCCAGCGGGGATTTTCGGCAACCGTAGATTTGACCAACAAGGTTATCCTGGGCGGCACGCTGACCAACTGGCCTGCTACCCGTAACAAGTCCGGGCACATACTGCTGCGCCCGGTTGAACTGTCCAGGAATGGACTATCCAATGAGGAGGAGGCAAACATGCCTGACAATGTAGTAGCTGTAGACATGGGCCAGTTGCAGAAGCTGGTCGAAACTGCTGTCGCTGCCGCCATGCCAAAGCCGCCCGTCCAAACCGGCAACGGGAATACCGATGTTGAGCTGGAGAGCCTGGTAGCGGAATTTGGCGGATTGAGCGACGAAGCGAAGAAGGCGCGCAAGGAAGAATTGCGCCGGCTTTCCGAGTACGTGCGCAAGCAAGCGGAGCTGGAATTCCAGGCCGAGATGCAGCGCGAGCGGCACGAGAGTCGCATGGCGGAATTGGCTCAAACGCTGGTCGGTGGAAGCGATGCTGCGCCGCGTGGTTACCAGGCGACGGTCGATGAAGTCAAAGCGCATCTGCTGAAGATGGCGCCGGATGAAGCCAAATTCTGGGGAGAGTTTCTCAGTAAGACCCAGAAAGATGGTTTTGTCGAATTCGACGAAGTTGGGCACGGCCGTGAGCCGCAAGGCACGAAGCCGCTGCCATCCGAGTTCGCCGAACAGTTGGATGCAGGGACGATCAAGCTGGCTGACCTGAGCGATCCGGCAGCCGGGCTTGGCGACCTGCGCCAATACGACCTGAGCAAATGGTCTGGAGGTGTCAAATGACCGCTCTCACTGTTAACAAGGATCGCCCATTTCGCGCACCATCCGGCGGCCTGGAAACCATGAAGGTGCAATTGGCCGGTTACACGAATCGCGGCGCTGGCAACGTGGCGTTCACGTGCTTCAAAGGCGCTGTGATCGCTTGCGACGTTTCAGATACTGACGGCTATTTCGGCCCGATGGATTTCAGCGCAGCCACCGGCGACCTCTTTGGCGGTATCGCCATGGAGAAGCAGGCTGTCACTTCCGTCGAAACCGCAGACGGCTCGGTAGAACTGACTGTGGCGAAGAATGGCGTGTGGGCCTTCCCGAAAGCATCCCTGGCGATCACCGACCTGGGGGCCGTGATCTACGCCACCGACACCGACGCGGTGACCACCACCAGCACCAACGCCATGGCTATCGGTATCCTCGAGGATATTGACGACACGTACGCGTGGATCAATATCGAGGATTATTTCATGCGGGCCATCGCTTAGGAGGTAGAGAATGATTACTCGCAACGATATTGCCGCTCATCTGGAGCGGTCAGCAAGAAGCGGTTACCTGGCTTCCAAGAGCACCTACCAGTCACTACGTGCAGCGTTTGTGCGCGAAGCGCCATCGGATGGCGCCTTCGAAGAATACGTCGACATGGGCAGCACCCCATGGCCAGTGCTCAACTCGGGCAAGGGCGGCAGCGGCGGAACGGACGCTCGCACCGGCGCGCCGGTGGCAGGGCGCACCAACGCCGGCGGCCAGATCACTATCTGGGGCGGCGGAGAGCTGCCTCTGCAGGTGCGCAACCTGGACTATGAGATCGGCATCGGCATGTCGCACAACGCGATCAATGACGACCGGGCCGGCAACCTGGTGCAGTGGGCCATGCAAGCGCGGGTGACCTTTGAGAAGCACAAAGATTACCTGTGCTTCGACGCCTTGAACAACGGCGAAGCTACCACCAAGTACGGCGCGTGCTATGACGCGTTGAGTTTCTTCAACGATTCTCACATCGACCCAGGTGCGGTGTACCAGACCGGGCAGGACAATAAGTATGCCGTGGCGCTGTCCAACGCCAACTTCAAGACGGTCAAGATCGCAGCCGCCAAGGTAAAAGGCGGCGACGGGCAGCCAGTGGGCATGAACCACAACCTGCTGATCGTTCCCCCTGACCTGGAAGAAGAAGCTGCGCAGATCACCCTCAACAAGGAGAAGTCCGGGACGGCGAATCGGGATCTGAACCCGTATGCCGGTTCGGTGCGTCACCTGGTGGCCCCAGGCGGATGGCTGGACACGACCGCCTGGTACATCGTCGATCCGAACGATATCGTCAAGCCGCTCTTGCTGCAGATTCGTCAGGAACCGACGCTGGTCATCTGGGACGATGAGAGCGCCGGAGACGGCGGCGCGCGCTTTTTCGTGTGGCGCGCCCGCTATAACGTGGCTTACGCATCCTGGCGGCATTGCTTCCAGGGCAACACTTAGGCATGTTCGTCTATTGCGCCCGGTCGTGGCGGGTGAGCACGATGCTGACAACAGGCAGCGTCCCGCTCACTTGTCCACCGGTCACCGCCGAGAACTTTGACACCAACAGGCTGGTAGAGCGGCTGATCTACATCCGGTTGCACGGCATACCGGATCAGCCTTATCTCTATGGAGATAATTGGCTAACCGCTCTATCGGCCGACCAGGTGCGCAGCGTGAGGCTGCCAAGTTCGCTGGTGTTCCTGGAAGGATGCTATGGCGCACTGTTCGCCCAGGCGTTTATTGACGCCGGGGCATTGGCTGTAGCCGGCAGCAGCGAGCAGACCATCGGGAAGCGCCTGGCCATCGGGCCCTCGAGCACTGTTGGGCAACGCTGGCTGTGGTCGGTCCTGAGAGGCAAGTCGGCAGGCGAGGCGCTGGCTCGAGCTGGGGCAGGTGAAAACTGGAGCGTGATAGGCGATAAGGAAGCGAGGTTGACATGAAAAGCGATACCAAGAAAAGCAATACCAAGTTTTACCTGATCAATGCGGTGATCACTCTCGTGGTCGCGCTGGCTGTTTCGGTGGGCGCTCTAATCGCCTTCGATGTGCCGGTCGTGCAAGGTGTGACCAACTTCGACAGCCTGACCCTGAGCGAGAACCTGATCGTGGGCGGTACGTCTGCTTTGGGCGACGATGTGACGTTTACCGAGAGTATTGTCCTGACGCCAAATACATTCTCAGCGACTACCGGAGCAATCTCCCTTACGGCGGATTACACGTATTACAACATCACGCCTACGGGAACGATCACTCTAACGCTGACTACGACTGGCGCGTCCATTGGGCAGCTTCTGGTTATCACCAATAAGGCAGCCCAGAACATTGTAATTGCAGACACGATCGTACGTACATCCTCCGGCGCTGCGTTGACACTCGGCCAATACGATATTGTGGCTTTTGTGTTCACTGGTACGGAGTGGTACGAGTTGTTCTTGCTCGCCAACAGTTAATGAAACTCCGGGGCGAAGGTTTAGCTTTCGCCTCCGGAGTTTTGCGCGCAAAACAATGCCGCGTCAGGAGGTTCTATGCAAGCGAAAGTAAGAGAGGATTCCGAACAGCGGATCATTACCAGCTGCAGCGGGCGTGAGTTCGTCAAAGGCGTATGGCGTGACGTTCCGGCTGGCTTCGAGGCGGAGGCGCAGCACAACCCGTTCCTGGAAACCAGAGAACCCACAAAGGTTGTAAGCGGATCACTTCCTATCCTGGAAGGCGAGCCGATCAGCGAAACGGTTGTGAACTTCGAAACCAAGCCGGCTGTGAAGCGCAAGAGCGGAGGCAAACATGATTAGCATTGCAGGTCCGTTCAACAGCGGCGAAGCGGTCGGGAACAATGGCGTCGCCACTGCCAATGCCAACAGCATGATCAGATTGCGCGGCAAGATCATGGGCATCTACGTCAAATACAATGACAGCCCGCCGGCAGCCACCACCGATGTGGTTATCAAAGCGCTGGGCACTTCGCCGGCCGCACCGACTTACAACCTGCTGGCATTGGCCAATGGCGCAACGGACGGCTGGCGTTATCCGCAGGCACTGATCCATACCGTTGCGGGCGTAGAGATTGCCGGCGAATACACCCCTCTGCTGATCGATGATTACATCAACGTATTGATCGACCAGGCCAATGCTGGCGACAACGTTGACGTGTGGTTGATGCTGGAGTTGTAATGGCTTACGGATCTGAGAGCGAAGTAGCAGCCCTGACGCCCCGCGCGGCAAACGCCAGCGGGGTATTCGATACGACCACCACGCCAAAGCTGGCAACGGTGACCACCTGGCTGACGCAACTCAGCAGCATGGTCGACTCGATGCTGGCGAAGGAAGGCTTTTCCGTTCCGATCACCAATACGACGGTCAAGCCGGCGCTGGACCTGTTCGTTGAGCAGGAAGCAGCGGCACTGGTGGAAGGCGTGAACGGTTCCGGGCGTTTCGGACCCAGCACAGGCAAGGGCGGCGGGCGCGGTCGTTTTGCCCTGATGCTGGATGACGTGAAAGCGTTCATCGAAGGTAACGCTTTCGGCTTCGAACAGGCCGGGGCGACACGCAGCCTCAACATCGGCGCGCAGATCGGGTATCGAGGCACAGACGATGCCGGCGATGATGTAGAGCCGATCTTCCAGCGCAAGGCGTTCGGGAACGTGTTCGAAGATTGGGATACCGACTGATGGCCAAGAGCTTGATTTCTGTTACCAGTAAGCCGCCGTTCAGAGACATTCTGGGGCGCTTCACCAAGGCAGATAAAGGGCTGCTCGAGGATAAGCGTGAAGGCATGCGCAACCTCGGCCGGCGCTGGGTAGCGATTGCCAGGGAAGAAGCGCCGCTGGGTAAGACCGGCAAGTTCCGAAAGTCGATCGGCTATCGCACCAACCAGAGCGGGCAGACAGTAGGTTTCTCGACCTTCAGCGCCAAGCCGCTGGGACGGTGGATCATCGAGGGTACGCCGGCGCATGGTATTTGGACGCGCAGGGCCTTCGGCGTGTTGAGGTTCTTCTGGGAAAAAGGCTTCAACGGGCCAGGGATCTATTTCTTCCGCTCGGTCACCCACCCTGGGACCAAGCCGAATCCTTTCCACGAACGAGCCACCGATCGCTGGATGCCGGAAGCGGACGTCGAGCTGCGGCGCATCTCCCGCAAGTACGTGATGGCAGTGCAGGGAAAAGGGTAAAGCATGAGCGAGTATGCGATCCAGTTAGGTATCCAGGCCGCCATTCAGGCGATGAGCGAGTTCACCGACGCAGATGTGGTGATCAACGATTGGAGCTTCCTCGATAAATCCAGCGCCAACGCGCCGTACGTATTGATCGAGGATAGCGACGATTTCGACAGCGAGCAGAATACCCAGGAGCCGGAAACGGTGTGGAATATTCCTATCAATCTGATCGAGGCTTTCAGCGACTGGGATACCACACTCAATAATTTTCGCACACGCCGGCAGGCGATCCTCGACAAGATCAATTCCGATACCGTGCGCACGGCGGGCGGCCTGGAAGCGACCAACGTGCGGCGCGTGCGCAACGATGGGAAGATTTATCACATCTACGACAAGAATATTTCCGACGAAGAACTGCGCCAGGCTTCGCCATCGTTCATCGGCCAGCGGATCATACTGGAGACGGAGGAATTCTAATATGCCGAAACCTAAACCAGCGGGTAAAGAACACCCGGCGGGTATAGAACACCCGATCGATAAGCAAGAAGGCCGGGTCGAATATTTCATCGCTCAGACGCAGCTTACCAACGATGCGACTGAGCGCCAGTACGAGGCAGGGGAAACGGTAACCAGCAGGGACTTCGAGCCAGGGGTGATCGATAA